CTGGCGCTCGCTGCTGCCGTCTTTGCGACGGCGGCCGAGCTGGAATTCGCGCTGCGCGAATTCCAGCAGCGGCGCCGTCAGGGCATCAAAAAACGTTCATCCTCGGTGATGGCTTTGTCGATTTGCTCGACGAATTGCGGGTGCTTGTTGAACAACGCGCGCACCGCGTCGGCGCTGAATGGCGCTTTCGCGTTCGGGCCGCGCCAGTCGATCGAGCAGGCGACGAGCAGGTCGATCTTCTTTTCGTTGGAATCGACCGGATCCGGCAGGGCAAATTCTTTGGTGCGCTTGAATTCGGCCTGGATGCGGCGCTGTTCGGCGCGCGACAGTTTTTCGAATACGTCGCTGAAGCGTCCGCGGATCTTGATGTCGAGGCCGGCGGGGATGCTGCCAACCTTGAGCGGCACCCAGGCGCCGGCATTGCACAGGGCGCGCGGGTCGAGGTTGTCGAGGTCGATGTCGGGGGTGGTTTCGGTTTGTGGCTGGTTCATACGTGTCTCCGTCTTTCAGTGATTGCCGCCCGGCCCCGTGCCTGCTTCGTGCGGAGACACGTTGGCAGGCACGGGCGGCGTGCTGGGTTTGCCCGAGTGGGCGAATGCGCTACAGATTGAGATCGCCCCCATCCCGGCCTTCCCCCGTTGCCGGGGGAAGGAGAAATACAGAGCGGGGTGGGTTTACGCGGCGGCGCTGTCTTGCACGCGGAGCGTGGTGGCTTCGGTGTTGATGCCGGTGCCGCCTGCGGTGTTGAGCAGGGCGGTGAAGGGCAGCGTGACGGTCTTGATGCCTTCGCCGTCCGAGCGGGTGGCGCCGCCGAGCTTGATGCGGTCCAGGCTGAAGGCGAGGAAGCCGGCGGTGGCGGTGCTGTCGGCGGTCAAGGCGACGTACAAGCCGACTTCGGTTTCGTTGATGAAGTAATCCCGCAGGGTGACGGAATCAAAAAACGCCGTGAGCTCGCCGCTGATGCGGTGCCGGCCTTTGACGACATCGACGCCGACGTTGCTGCCGACGACCGGGCCGGCGACTTCGCAGCCGTTGGTGCCGTTGATGCGGATGCCGGTGATGTTGGCCAGGGCGCCGCTGCTGGAACGCAGCACGCCATTCACCGCTGCCTGCACGCCGGAGCTGGTGGCTGCCGTCGGGCTGGTGAGCGCCTGGCTGGTGGCGGTGGTGAGGTTCAGGCCGAGGATGCCGAAGTCGATGGTGGCGAGGCCGGTGGGCGGCAGGTTCACGGTCATTTCGTTGATGACGCAATCCCAGAAGGATTCGCTGTTCACCGCGCTCATGTTCGGGTAGTAGTGCTCGAACGTGTAGTAATCGCTGGTGTGCGCGCTGGCCGGGCAGTAGCTCTGCTTGCCGAACACGGTGGCGGTGGTGGTGGCAATCGGCCCTTCTGCGACCAGGGCGACGCCGTTCAGCGGGATGACGGTGGCGATGGTGGCGGTCAGGCCGGTGATCAACAGGTTTTTGTTGATGTTGGCGGCGTTGAGCGAGCCGACCGAGAGGCGGAACACGTGGCCGAGCTTGAAGCCATCCGTCAGCCAGGAGCCGGCGGCGCGGGTGACGGTGTAGGTCGGGCCGGAGCCGGCGATGGTGATGCTGGCGCCGGACACGGCGGTCACGGCCGTCATGTTCTTGCGCAGGAAGCTCGCGATCAGGTCGGAATAGGTGCCGGCCGAGAGCTCGCCGCTGATGTTGCCGCCGACGCGCTTGAAGCCGTGGCGCATGTCGCTGACCTGGTAGTCGGCGCGAATCTCGTTGGATTCGTAGACATCCTTGGTCAGTTCGAGGTTGGAGGAAACGCGGCGCAACGACTGGCCGCTGGCGCCACTGGCGATCGTGCCCAGGGCGGACTGTTTTTTATACGCAAGCTGCATGTCAACGCCGGTAGGTACGGCCATGATGTTTCTCCTTCAGAAATGAAAAAACCCGCTTGTGGCGGGCCGGGGTGGGTGAAAACTGCTGGTGCGTTACATGGCGACGTCGGGCGCGTTTTCGGCGAACAAATACAACGCCTGGTAGCGCATGCGCGCCCGCGCCATCGGCTTGTCGCCGCCGCCGTCGAATTCGAAATCCACCTGCTGCGGCGTCAGGTGCTTGCACGCGCCGCCGAGCGACAGGTTGCCGGCGATGGCGGTCTGCACTTCTTTGTCGATCAGGTTCAATTGCTTGCGCGCCGCGGTGGGCGTGGTGAGCTTGACGTGGGCGACAATTTCAATATCGAGCAGGCGCTGAAAAATGCGCGGCTGCGGGAGCGACACCATTTCGCTGCTTTCGTCACGCTGCATGATGGTGAGGCCGGGCAGCTGGCCATCGGCCAGCGGCTCGCTGTCGGCATCCTGGTCGACGTACACGCGCGCGCCGGTGGTGGTGAGGCCGGTCAGCAGCGTGGCCAGCGCATCCATGATCTGGTCACGCAGATGCAGCGCCATTAACTTGGCTCCCGCAGCCGGATGACGATCATGCCGGTGCCGTCCGGCTCGTGGCCGCGAATACTGTAGGCGACGCTGTTGAGCGTGAGCGTGTCGCCCGGCACGATGCCGGCGAAATCGGCCTCGCGGCCGACGGCGCGCGGGGCGGCGGATTCAATGCCGAGCGGATCCTGATAGCGCGCGTCGAAGATGACATTGACGGTGGCGCCGCCGCGGCTGAAGACGGCCGCGGTGGCGAAGTCGTCGTCATCGAGGAAGGCGGTCAAGTCTTCAGTAAAAGGCATTTATGCGGCCTTGGCGCGCGTCATGACGCCGCGCACGCGCTGGCTCATGGGGCGGGCGACGGTGTTGGCTGGCTCGTCGGCCACCAGCTTGCAGTAGCCGTTGCCGATCAGCCAGTCGCGCAGCGTGCCGTTCGGCGTGATGACATCGCCGACGCGGTAGGTTTGCCAGGCGAGGATAAATTGGACTTTTTTGGGCAGGCGCAGCGTGGTCATGGCTTACTCCCGTTTCGTTTCAATTGTTGCGACGCCGTTTTCAGTGCGGACAACGCGGAACCACATTCCTGGCGGCGTTGGCTCAGCGATCGTGCGGAAAAGCAGACCGGAGACTCGGGTGCCGAAGACAGTGACGCAATCGCGCTCATCATCGACAACGATTCCCTGCGACAGCGGTATGGGTGAATGCAAGCTCATCGTTATTCCTTGTCGAGCAGCGGGTTGACGTGCCGGGTGTGGTCGTAGCGCGCCTCGATTTCGGCGGCGCTGGGCAACGTCTCGCGCGGGGTTTTGGTGACGATCGGCCCATCGGCGGTGCGCTGGATCTGCACCTCGAGCGTGTCGTACCCGTAGAGCCGGTCGGCCGGGCTGTTGCAGGCGTCGAGCAGGCTGGACACATGCGGCACGGTGATCTGCATGCCGCGCCCTTTGGCGTAGCCGAGCCACCATTCGACGCACGCCCTGCCTTTTTCGGCGTGGTGGCTGTTTTCGTAGGTGAAGTCGTTGCCGAACACGGCCAGGTGTTCGACGCCGAGATAGATCGCATAGGCGATGGCGTAGGCGGCGGTGCTGTTGAAGTAGGCGCTGCCGTCGATCTCGGTCAGGAATTCCTGCAGCGGAAATTCGACCAGGCCGGGGTAATCGGGATGCGCGCGGCTGGTGATGACCGGGCCGGGGTGCGATTTCAGCCAGGCGAGCATGGTGGCGATGTTGCTGTCGGGCGCGGCGGCGGCGCGAATCTCCTGGATGCGCACGTCGTCCATGTGGAAGACGCGGTCGCAGGCGAAGATGTCGCCGAGCGCGTTGATGCACCAGACTTCGTCGAAGTGCTTGCGCCGGCCGCCCATGCGCTTGGTCAGCTCCAGGTACTGGGTGACGGATGGGCCGAGGCCGAGGATGGCGACGCGCTTGGGGGCGATGCTTTTTGTCAACGCAGCCTCTGTGCGTTGCGCCGCCCGCTTTTGGCTTTCCTTCGGCATGGCATCACGCAGCTTTTTGAAGTTTTTGCCGGCGGGCTTTTTGCTGCGCACGGCTTTGGCGATCAGGGTGCGACCCATCAATTCATTCCTTTCGACTTCGGATTCATCGCCCAGCTGGCCTTGCCATTCGGTGACGTGCCAGCCGGTTTCGGCGAGCAGTGCTTCGAACTGGGCCAGCGTGTAATGGCGATGGTGGAACGCGTAGTTGTTCCACGGAAAAACGGTTTCGTTCGGCACGCTGGCGAGCAGCGTGGCGCATCCGGCGGCGAGTGCACGCAGCAGCGGGCGCGGATCGCGGATGTGTTCAATCGTTTCGAAGCAGACGGCGACATCGGCCCGGACCGCGGGCGGCTGGTTGCCGTCGGTGACCGCATACAGCACGCGCTCGTGCGCGTAGTGCTGGCGGGCGTAGTCGAGTGCTTCTTCGCTGGCGTCATAGCCGCCGACCAGCTTGGCTTGTTGCGCGAGGATCTGACTGCCATAGCCGATCCCGCAGGCAAAATCGACCACGGCTTTGCCGCGGCCGATCTCACGCGCAGCCCATTGGTACCGGGCCACATGATCGCGCCGGATGCCGGAGACATCCGGCGCGATTTGACGCTCGCCTGTATCAATCACGAGTCGGTTACGGGTTGGTGACCGGGGCCGATTCGGGGTTGAACAGGATGGCTTGCACCGAGCAGACGCCGACCGAGGTGGTGCCGGTCTTGACGACGTTTACCTGGACGTAGCGCTTGTTCCCGCTGTAGCCGAGGCGCTTGCTGACGTTTTGCGCCACGCCCGAGGTGCGCGGGGTGGTGGCGAGCAGGCTGGCCAGGGCTTCGGTGCCGAGCAGGTTGCTGTCGGCGACGCTGGTCATGGAGCCGGTCGCATCACCTTCTTTCACCACGACCGTGGCGATGGTGCCGGTGGTGGTGACGGCGCCCCAGCCCAGGACAAACTCGACGCCGCTGTAGCCTTTGCGGTCGATGATTTTGCCGGTCAGGGTGCCGTTGGCGCCGATGGCCACGTTGATGACGTGCTTGGTGCGGATGTTGCTCTGCAGATCGTTGTTGTTCA